CCTTTTTTGAAAAGTTTGATAAAATGGGAAATATATTTGGTGATTCTTCTATGGATGCTTATAATAATAAATTAGGTTTAAAATATAGTGGTAGTAAATCTGATGTACTAAATGCACTAAATGTAGCTTTTGAAAAGCAATTAAATAAAATGAAAAATCCTAATTATAAATTTGAAGAAAATGTAGATTTTAGATTTGATAAAAGATAAAAGGGAAGCCTAAATTAATAGACTTCCCCAGGCAACACAAGACATCTAGATATTCTCTAGGTGTCTTTTTTTTTGGCCAACCAAAACTTTAAATTTTTTGAATAAGTTCCCTAATGTCACCTTCTAATTTTCTTCCTACAGAATTAGCATGATTAATAACAGCTGCACACAAATTACCATGATACGGATATCCCTTTAATGCTTCTCTAATTTTAGCAACAGGTTTACCACCATAATCAATTACAAGAGCATTTTCTCTATTTAATCCAATCTTTAATTCAAATAAAATGCCTGTAAATTTATCAGGTTTATTTTTTTCTGGCATTGGTATCTCCTTGTGGACTTTTTATAAAGTCCGCACTAACTCTTGGGTCAAGTTGATTTAATTGTGACAAAGAACTCATTAGTTTTACTACCTCACCATAAGGTCTTGTCATTAGATATCTCATAATATCCATCAGTTGTTCTGATGTTATAAGATATGTTCGAGGTTCTATTTTTTGTTGGTTTTCTTCTTTCTTATCAGCCATCTATCCTCCTATTAAAATGGTATTGTATCGTCAAAGTGATCTCTTAATATTTTTATTTTTTCTTCTGCTGTTGCAATTTTTTCTACAAGTTTATCTAGTTCTTGTAGAAACTGTGGATGCTCACCTATAGCCACAGGTTTATCAAAATAAACCATAGCAGTTGATTTTGCTTCTGCAATGTCTGCTTCATATCTTTTTTTTAAAGCATCATAAAAACTTTTATCCATTACCATGCCCCCTTAAATTGATAGTATTTATCTTCTATTAAATCACCATCATTAAAATATGGATTTATTGTAGTATGTTTATTGTAGTGCTCTTTACAATCTCTTATTGTTTGATTTAAGGTTCTACCTTGTTTCAAACAACCAGCTACAAAGTCTTCTACTTCAATGATTGCTTGCTTTACTTGTCCCATGTTTTTACCTCCGTTATGAGTCTGTTTAAGTACCAACTAGCTTTTTCTAAATCTTCTAGTGGCTCTCCTTTAAATTTATATCTTGAAACATATTTTAAAACATTACCTTTTAAATATCCATGATATTCATCACTAGTCATACAATCTCGTATAACTTCTATAGTTTCTTTTTTACCATGTTTATAATGAGAAGGTGAATGTACATTATCATGTTTTCTTTCATTCTCGTAAGACATATCATGCTTATGATCTTTTTCATACTTATAAGTTCTTTTAGAATCTATAGGCTCTTCAAATACATAATCACTTTCTGCCATACTCTCTCCTTATAGTTTTAATATCTATTAACTCCATATTATAATTACCATCTTTAACTTCTTTTTTAAGTATTAAACCACTCCACCACATATGCTGAGTATCTCTAGCAAAATGTTCTGTATGATTTAAATAACATCCTGCAGATAGTGCATGTAATTTTTTACCACTAGGTAATGTTGATACTGCATAATCTAATAAATGACTATGCCCTACTGTAGCAGAAACTTTATGCTTTGTCAAGATAGATCTTGCAATATTTTCACCAGATATTGCGGATCCCATTATGCCAGATGGTAAATGGTGAGAATAATGTACACCATCAATTACCTTTATTGCTTTATATGGTATTTCTCTCCAACCATATTTTTTATAATGGAGATCTTTAATACTTACAGATCCATCTAACTCTGGATTTTCATCTACAAATCTATCAATTCTATCTTCGTGATTACCTAATATCATTATTTTTAATGGTTTATGTTTACCTAAACCTTTATTAAATAGTGATAAAGCATCGTGAGTATGCTCCATATCTTTTTGATATCTCCTACCTTCAAATGATTTTTTACCTCTATCATATGTAGACAGAGAATCCATACTACAAAAATCACCCATACATACAACATGAGTAACTTTATAATCTGCTGCTAATCTGCCTGCCCACAGAAATCTATCATTGTTTGCTTTAGGTGTACAATGAGGGTCACCTATAACTAAATGTGTTGCCATTAATTTAACTCCTTATCACGTTTCATTTTTAGAAATTCAAGAAAATCAATTACATTATCATCGTTATCAAATTCTGCAATAGAATTGATACTTAAATCTTTTTCATTGTTTTTCTTGTCATCAGCAAAACCACGTAAACCCCACAGAAACGTAGAATGTGGGTCACTGGTTGCCATTTTTATCATGCCTCTAGCTATTGTAGAACATAATTCGTATTGTTCAGTGGTCATTTTGGATCTACTATCCATAACAATACCACATGTAAAACCTTTTTGCCAAGGTGCAACAAGCACTTTGATTGAATGTAATAAACTCATTTTTTCTTTTTTTGTCATTTGTACCAATACCTATCATAGTTTTCTTTGCTATATTCAACAACTTTATGTTCATAACCTCTTTTCATACTTGATTTTCCAAAATGCTCTGCTTCTTTTTCATTGCCAAATACAACATTACTAAACATTTTATATTCTTTTTCTTTTTTACTTTTAAATATTACAAAGTATAACATCATATTTAGAGTCGGTGAAGAGCAGACCCCTCAAACTACTCCCCACCATACTCATTAGCCTCATCCCTTTTAGGATTATTGACTTCGGTGTACCAAACCCATTTAGGATTTTTACCCTTAGATTGTTGCTGTGGTAACAGCTTCAACCCACTCCCCCAACAAGGAAGTTTGTATGGGCAGTATGAACATACAAAGCCCAAAATTTTATTACCAGTTGGCTTACTTCTAAAAGTTTCATCAACTGCTTCATAACATCTTTTAAATGGTTTCTTTAATTCTAATGCTTTTAAATTATCATATGCAAGTTTAACAAATTTATTTTTATATTTAGTATCATCTAAAGGTGTTTCACATACTGTCCATTCACCTGTAGATTTATTAATAGCTATCCACCCACCAAAATTTTTCTTTTGGCTATCGGCATATAAATATCCTTGTGTTGCATAACCAAAGGAATCTTCCTCAACAACTGCCTCAAATCCACCATCTTCACCAAATTTTTTTTCAAAAGAATATGGCGATGCACTTTTAATATCCCAAACTTTGTTATCAATTTCAACATCTTGTTTTCCATCAATTGATTGTTTACCAAGTTTATGTGTAACCTCTTTTTGCTCATTCTTTATTTCTACTCCTGCTGATTTCATGACAAATATAGATAATGCTTCAATTAAATCTCCAAAAGTATTTCTCATTTTATTATTGTAAGGAGCACCTTCACCCTTTATACTTTTAGCTTCCATTTGTAATTGGCATAATGGTCTACCTATGTTTGACATTCTAGGTCTAAATTTAGACTGTCGTTCCTCTGAGAATTGTTTTCGGAGAATAGCTTTACAACTCTCTCCAAAAGCATCAACTAATTCATCAGAGATAACAACAGGCTCTCTCGATACTTTGTCTAAATACGTTTGTACTTTATGAAGTATCGTGTTCATTATGATGATAACACTTTTTCTGGAAGTTGATCATCTACATCTTCAACTATTTCAGCATCAATCTTATCAGACCCACTAGGTGCTTTGCTTTTAGCACTATTATATAGATTAATAACTTCTTTATTTTCTACATCAATAGACTCTTGAAATACTTTCAAAGTTTCCATATCAGCATCTGATAATTGAAGGTTAGCATCAGCATTAACAGTAATTTCAGGAACATAAAATACGTTCCCACCTTTTTTCTGTCGTTTAGTTTCAAGAGAAAAAGAACAATTAAACATTAATTTTTTTCTTTTCTTCAATTGATCTAAAGCAGAACTTACTGGTGAGAATGCTGTCCCAGTTACTCTATACAACACTGGTAAATTTTCTACATTATGGGCATTACCATTAGCAGTTTTACCATCTTTAAAAGATAATAAACCATATACAAGTTTATAACATCTTATAGTTCTTTGCTGTTCTAGTTTTTCTGGAGTAAGATTTGCTCTTTCTTTGAAAGGTATCTTACCACATTTTGTACCACCAAGAATATCTATAGCTTCATCCTTCCAAGATTTAAAAATTATAGATCTATTGATGTACTCACCTTTATCAGCATCATAATGCATATACTGCATTGCACTTATAAATGGTCTTAATGTTGCTGGTTTAGCATACACATTTTGACCAACTGCTGAATCATAAGTGTAGAAGTGGCCAACGGGAAGTTGATTCCCATCATCATCTTCTGGTGTACGATTGATTGCAAGTCTAGGTATATTCGTACCCATACTTGATCCATCGTCTTGCCCAATAGCTTGCATAATTTGCTCATCAGACATTCCTTTTATATTTACTAGTTCATCAGACATTTGTCCTCCTTATTATAGTTAAGCCTTATATCATACTTTTGCAAAAAAGTCAAGATAAAAATAAAGTAATTATTGCAAATAAAAATACAGCTAATACACTCCATTTAAGTATCTGAGACAATATGATTATAGCATATGCTAACATATTCTAGTCTCCCCATTAATTACCTTAATATCTAAACCATCAGATTGAGCAAAGTATTTCCACTCTGAAAAAAACTCATGATTATTATCTAGATACAATGTAGTTGGTTCTATAAGACATTGGTCTTTTAATGCAGTGTATTCTAAGAAAGCAGAGTACTGCTCATCAGAATATTCATCCATTGTCTCAAGTGCTTCTATTTCTTTGGCCATATTAGT